ATTCTTTGACTTAATGCTGTATGCCTCACGGGCAATCTCTTCCAAAGGTAGCGGTCCAATAGCACCAGCCAACTGTGATGGTTGAATTGCGCTAGCACCTGTAGAATATGCAATTCCATCTTTAAAATACACAGAACCTAGTGGCATTTTAGCAACAAAGTCTGGGTCAATAACCGTATCTACGGTGTTGGAAAAACCAGAGCGGTTATTAAACGTACCCTTAAGCATTTCTTCCATAATCTTTTCGCCATCTGATGTGCCAGATAAGCCAGAACGATGCATGATTGCACCATAAAGATTACGAACAACAACTACTTGCTCATCTTCTGTAGACCTTAAGAATCTTTGTGCCACAAAATCAGCCATATCACGTGGCAATACCAAACGTGCATAGTTACGAACAGTATCAATAGTCTTGATTGCATCTTCTCCTACGAGAATTTGCTGTCCTGCTGGGTTACGGGCTGCTGCTCTACCAAGAAGCATTAATTTCTTTTTAAATCCCTTTACATCAGAATCAATTTCAAGAAGGTCGGATATATTTGGATTAACAGCCTTGTCTGATTTTTCACCAGAGTCAATTAATGTATCCCATGTGTTTTCGCCAGTTGCTTTACGTCCCGCTGTATCAACTTGCTTGCCATTAAATACTTCATCAAGTTTATTACGCAATCCGTCACTAAGACGACGCTCACGTCGTGCAGTAACTACGCCATTTCTACGGAATGTAATACCGTCAAGGCGACCAGATAGTAAATAGTGCACATTCTCTGCACCACTAAATGTTTTCTGCGCTGAGTCTGCATCGTATACTTTATTGCGGACTAGGAAATCAAGGGCTTCGTCATTATTATAGCCAGGAAACTCCTGACCAATCTTACGACGAAGATTTGCCCTCTCTAAACTTCCTGCTTCTGTTTCAGCAAGTTGTTTAACACGTGGACCAAGTTGTTCTTGCCATAACTTTTGAACACCTTTGTCTTGGAATACCCTAGATACACCGTATGCAACGTCACCATTAGCAGCGGCTTTACGATACATCTCTGCTAGTTGGGTACCCTTAGTAGCAGCCTTAGTTGCACCGCCAGTAACCCATGTAAGTGGGTCAATAACTAATTGATAAATAAAGTCAACAGCGCCAGAAATTCTAGATTCTGCATCGCTTATATAATCACCTGCTGGTCCACCATTTCTTGGTGGCTTAGGTGCTAAAAATCTAACTAAATCACGACCAGGAGATACCTGTGCAAACTTTGTTGCTTCAAGTATATTTGTAAACTTATCTGGATTATTAAAAGCGTCTTCTACTGCTTGTGTAATTTCTTGGTTGAGCGTTCCGTAACTTTCAAGGATTTCTCCAGGCTTCTTCCCTGAGAGTAATCCCTGTGCCACATAAACATTTGCTTTACCAAATTGGTCTGTAACATTTTGAAGAGCGGCATTGTCATAGATATTTTTTCCATCCCACGCATCTGACCAAACCTTGGCAGAAAAGATATCCTTACCTTGCGCGACTTGGCGACCAACAAGGTATGGGGCGTTAATAACACGGTTGTATGCACCTGCAACTTTAAACAAAGCAATAAGTGGGCTGGCTACAGCCTTAGCGCCAAACTTTAAAACACCTAATGCTCTGTCAGAAAAATCAGGTGGTTCTTGCATATAGTCTGCTTTACCAAAGAAAAATTTTAAACCCTCTTGAGCATTAGGGTCAAGACTATCGTAGGCAGCACGTGCTTCATCTGTGCCTAAGCGATTAAGTTCTTTGTTTTTCTTCAATGCCCATGACATTTGTTCTACATGGTTTTGTTCATCTAAAGAAAGATTGGCTCTCTGCGCTGCTGCATAGATGTTAGGAGACACCTGAGCAACGATTGGATTAAGCACCTTCATTAAAACCCACTAAATTGTTGGGCTATAAATTCTGCTTCTCCAGTGTCATCAAACATAACAAGTTTGTTAATTGTATCCATTACGTTTGGCGTAATTGAACGTGGCATATCCATAAGCAATTCGCTTCCGCCACCAGGACCACGATTAATACCAGCAGTACCTGGTTCATCTGGTGCCATACTTGGCGCTTCTAGTGATACAGGCTGTGGCATATCTGGATATGGATTACCAGCCATAGGTGCTTGAACTTGGCTGTTGTATGTAGCCTGTCCCTGTCCGTATGGAAGTCCAGGCACATATGTTGCAGCCTGCATGTCCATCTTTCCGCTTTGTCCGTTGCCACCTACTGCTGAAACATTAAATGGTGAGTATTGAGAACCACCGTTAGGACCACCCGCGCCGTTTTGTCCAGTTGGATTATTAATCGCCATCGTCGTTATCCTCCTCATCATCTACAATTTTTTCTATCTTGCCAATAGAATCTCGGTTGTATTCTTCCGCCATTTTCATCATGCCATAGGCATTCCATGGGGTCATTGCGTCACTTACCTCTGTATGTAAGTATCTGTTCCCCTCGTAATCAGCCCACTCGGAAACAAGTAGCCAATTAACGCAGATAAAATTATCGCCTTCAGCATCTAACTCGGTTAGAATGCTAAGTGCTTCTTCCATCTTTTGTTTAAATTTATCCATTACTCATACTGTGTTTCAACAATAATTGGTTCTGCAGTATGAACATCCCACCTAGACGCAATCGCAATTGCGTTTCTTACCACCGACTCTGCACCCTCTGCTTCGAGATATGGATACTGAGCCATAAGTGCTTCCATTGCACCAAGAGCAATGTCGCCACCGCTCCCAGAATAGTAGATACCGCGAGTATCACGGTCCCAAGAATAATCTTCAAAAATAGGATAGATAGTTCCCCGCACAACAACAAGGAACGATGAATCGTGTTCCGCAACATCCCCATCTTCTTTCATGTCGTATCCAGCATCAATGAATAATTTACGCATTGATGGAATAAACTTTTGCGTTATAAATTTATCTAGGTTCTCTGATGCAGTTGGCTTGGGTGCTTTCCACCCAAACTGTAAAAGATTTGAACCACGACTTGCACCCGAACCTGCAATTAAGATTCCGTTATTCTCAATAATCTTATGAGTAGCAAGGTTCATAGGACGACCTGATTCATCAGATGAACGTGAGTCACATCCGATTACAGCCCAACCATCTCCCTGAATAGCAGCAAGTGTTGTCATGGTCCCCTCCTTTGCTAACTACGCATTGATGTTCGTGCTGAGGCGCTTGCCTTACCACTAGAAGTTAAACTAGAAAGTAGTGTTTGAATATCTGGCTGTCCTTGTCCTCCACCCATTTGAGATGGAAGAGCGCCTCCTGCTGGCGCAGCGGGAGCAGGGGACGGTTGCTCAACCGTTGGTGCACCAGCAGGAGGTAGTTCTGGAGTGAAGACTTCGTTAATTGCATCTTCAATCGCTACGCCCTTCTGGCGAGCCTTGATGACATCTGCAATTTTCTTCACGATATCACTTGGGTCCCCACCACTAGCAGCCATTTGTGGAATGGCTTGCGTGTAAGCCTGTAGTGAACCTACAAGCGCATTACGCATTTCTTCAATTTCAATCTTCTCTTGCTCCATTGTTACGTTAATTCCAAATGGAAGTTCGCGTTGCGCTAGGTCCTTAGAAATTAACTTACCGCCCAATGCCTGAAGCATAAAAATAAGTCCCTGTGCTGGATTAAGACCAGCAAGCATTCCGTAGCGAACATCCGCTGAGTAGTCGCCCTTAATATCCTTTGATGGTGTGTAGTCAAGTGAGTATGGTGAGCCAGCATCTACGCCACGAATTGTCTTTTCAAAGTTAAATAGTTTTTCATCAACAACAAAACAAAGTGAAATAACATCTTTGAGTGCTGAAGCAAAGATTGCTTGGGCTGACTTGACTTGTGTATCAAATCCACCCATAAGGGCTTGAACACCCTGTCCCGTAATAATGGATGCGTCAATGTTTCCAGTACGTCCCTCTGGATAACGCGTTCCCATTCTTAGTTCTTGCTGTAGTAATTGTTGCTCAGTAAACGCTCCTGGTGGAATGTTTAAGTCAACTCGTCGCACACTCTGCGGTGAATTGGTACGAATGATTGCATCTGCACCGAGTTGAAGTTCTTGAACGTCGGTTGGAACAACGATTGGTGCTTGAACAGATTTCTCTGCTGCTTCCATCGCAAGTAATGCGAACCTATTACGAAGCAACTGAATACCTAGAACATCATCAAACTGTCCGCGCATTTCGCCATCAATAGATGGACGTCGTGCCACTACTACCATCATCTTGCCAGTTGGGTTTTTAACCGCTGACAACACAAGGTCCTTTCTGGAAGGAACATAGATTATTGATTGGTCCTTATCGTAATAACGAACAATCTCAATCTGTGAAGATAAGTCTTGACGATATCCGTCACGACCTAATAACTCTCCAGAAAACTCTGGGAACTCTGCAACAAGTTCCCCTAGTGATAGGGAGTAGCGTTTAGCGAAGGCGGTACAACGTCCATAGCGGTCAAATTCTGGGTAAGCCCCGATAGGACTTTCTATGCGGATACGTGGTAGCCCTGCTTCTTCGTCTAATTCAATTATGAATGGGACGAAACCGAATGTGATGTACCAGTCTGCGCCTGTGTACATATGCACTTGTAAATCAGAATGAACAAAATAATTAGAAGCAATCCGAGTTCTTTTATCCGCGAAAGAGCGAGCACGGTCACTAACTTGGTTCGCTGCTGAGCAGTTGACGGCTGGTAGTGGTGCCATAACTTCGGATAAGTCGCGGGCAACAATGTCAATAAAATTCGCAACGACATTTGCATCTACCCCATCTGGAAAGAAATCGGGATAAACAGAAGAGATGTTTCCTTTACGGACAGCAAGAACGTCTTGCTGACGTGCTTCGCGGTCTTGAGCACGGGAGCGTAGGTAATCTACCTTTGCTGCCACTTGTTCAAATGTGAGTGCCATTTAAATCCTATCCGTAGTTTTCAGCCCATTGCTCTGCAAAGGCTTCATCTAAGTTGATTGTTGCTCGGTTACTTCGTTGCGCTCTGGTAGTCCAACGATTATTGGAGAACTTAGCAAGACCGCTTGTTTGTTGCATGAACTCTCTTGCCCTTAGAACAGCAAACCAGAGTGCCATCACACAGTCAGTCTTTCCACGTGTGTTGGCTTTCCAAGTAATTAATTGCTGGACTAGCGCCTTCAATCCCTCTGAGCCCTCAGTGGAAGGAAGTTCTACGATGTTGTTATTTTGAAACTTGCCATCGCGGGTAGTGCCAAATAGCGTAGACATAGATGCTACGCCGAAGTTTGTGTCCCACTTGTTTTTGCCAGTAAAGTGCGATTCAAGGCGTACCCCATATGAGGATAGCCATTGTCGCAATTCTTCATCTAGCGAGTAAGCCTTCTGGTGAGCGTTAATCTCAACTCGAAATTCTTGTGGTTTGTATTTTATTACCCATTGCTCAATGTGTTCACGAATCTTCTGAGGAGACGGAGAGGACATATTGAAACAGTCCAAAACGTAAATTTTAGAATCGTATCTATTGTAAGTAACCGCTACGAAAGCAGCGTTACCTGTCATCGCAGGGTCGAAGCCAATAATTGTGTAGCCTTCAACCTGAGTCGGATGTCCCACCGCGCCTGGGCGCAAGGGACCACTATGTCTTGAGCCTTTGATGCTGCCTTGCACCAAGGCGGGAGGGAAGATGGAATCTTCTTCAACATCCTCCTGCTGATAAACTAAAGCCCATGTATTGGGAGTTACTTCTCCACGGCGTTTAAATAACGCTTTGCCATCCCACTTCGGATAAAGCCCATTCTCATCAGGCGTATCTTCATCGCCGTCCCAAGGGGCGTCGCTCTTTGCCCATAACGTAACCCAGTCTTCTGGTTTGTCATGGTATTCCAATACAGCAGGCATGCCCATATAAGTAAAAGGGCTTTTGCCATTAGACCAGTACTTCGGTTCTCGTAATTCTCTATAGAAGTCTTGCGCTGCAATTCGTGTCCCTACGATAAGTAACTTACCGTTCTTACCCAAACGGGTAATAACTTCCTTCTGAAGCCAATCAATTTGCTTGTCAAACTCATGGGCGTTGGCTGTAGTAATACAGTCGTCCAAAATAATTAAATCGGCACGGGCGCCGTAAATCTGACCACCCATGCCAAGTGCTTGAAGGGTTGGGTCCTTCTCGCTCGAATTTCTCGCATCGCCCCCAAGGTAGACGGTGTCAACTCGCCAAGTATCTGAGTCTTCTTTCCAGCCCCCTTCAGGTCCAAAAGTTGTTTGCAACTTAGTCCAGCGTGGGTGGGATAGTCTTTGCTTGATTGCGTACACGAACTCGCGTGCTTTGTTCAACGTCTTACTCACCACAATAATGCGGATGTTAGGGTTGAGGGCGATACGATAAGTAGAGTAGTTCACAGTGATGACTGTGGATTTGGCATGCTCAGGGGGCACGTTAATTAAGATACGCGTCTTATCGCCTGGCTCATAAATCATATTAGGATGCAGCCATGATGGCGGTCTATCCTCTAGTAAGTCCACCCAGTCGTTATGGTGGGGAAAGACTCTCTGGTCCAAAAACATCTCAGAAAATTGGGGAAAGGTAATATCCTCCCTAGCAATACCGAGTGCCTTAATCGAATTACTTTTGGCATCTGAGATAGCCTGCTCTAGGTCAGCAGCAAAGGTTTTGTCTCGAAGCATCCAGATTCGGATGGTGTCAGACTTAAAACCAATCTGCTCCATAGCACGTCTGGTAGATAGTCCCTCGGCAACGAGGGCAAGAACTTTCTTTTTTGCCTCTGCGGTTGCCAGTTTTTGGGGGTTGTTTTGCCCCTTCTGAAAAGTCATAGAACTGTCCCATCTACATACTGTTAGTCTATTCTGTAACAGATAGTAGATACAGGTTGTAACGCAAGTTCCTGAAGAACTTGCTACTATCAGAATAATAAATAGCCTCTATATAGTATTAATCCGTTCAAACAGCCTAAACGAACACTTTCTGGCAAAAAATCTTTTGCACAGGATAAAACCGCAGGTCAGAAACTATATAGATAGAACTGGTGCACAGGCTATAACTGTACGGAAATATTTTCTATGTAGATACTACTACACTGTAACAAGACTATTTAACAGTCTGGGGTCATAGAATGACCCGCAATCCTGTTAAATGCTGACGCTCTGTACTGATAGAACAGCGTCGCTACGGATAGCAGTCTGCGGGCTTGACCAGTTGTCTGCGCC